TCGCGATGGGCCCCCGGTTAAGCCTTCGACGATTTAGGTTCTGCATATCGCCTCACGTCGGAGTGTCCTCTGGCCCCCTCCCGCGACCGGTTTCGGTACCGACCCCAGACCACGTCCCCTTGACGTGGCTTGGTGGCCTGCATGGGGAATGTCGTCCCCATAACAGTGAAACGCTTTTCACAGCAGTAACCATTAAGTCACTAGAGGGAGTGACATATTGCTCTTAATTCAACAATAAATGTTAAATCAAGTAAACAACTGGTTAATTGCCGGAGGAGGCATCAAGAAGTTAACTGACTTCTTGGTGCTCCTTTTTGGTGTGAGCGCATTGACCGACCTCAGTCGGTCAATTCGCTCCCTCTACCGTCACAATGGTGCGCTATTTACCGTCCTGTACTTAAAAGAGTGCAAGAGGGTAGTAGAACATTATTGTTGCGGTGGGGCTCTTCGTAATACCATTAGTCCGCCGTTCGTTGGTTTAAGAAAGGGTTTACCTTCTTTCTTACCAGCGGACCTGAGAAAGCGGATCCGCGGTGGTGAAAGGGTAGCAATTATGCTTACTCTTACACTTCTCGGGCTATATCGGGGACTAGTTGTCCCTCCTATAGTCAAGGTCGAGACCATAACAGATGGTTATGCTGGAGAAGCAGATCACCTGTTAGGGTTTACCGACACCGTGGAACGTTTTCTTGGCCACCTGCATGTAGGGAAACTTAAGAAGCCCCGACTGTGGTTAAGTACTAGTGTAGGACCTCATGGGATGATGGGTAGTGTTTCTGCCATCAGGGACGCAGCTTCGCTGGTCTCTGGTGTGCATGAGACTATCCGTCTATTCCAGAGGGAATACGCTAGTGCAGTCTATGGGCGTAGGTACAGAATCTGGTTCGGGATGCAGATCAGGTTCTTTGCCTTCGTCCATTGGATATTATATCCCTCGTGGACTGCGCTGTCTGGTGTTACCTCTTGGCTTAGCAGACTCCATCGTATTGAGGAGCCTGCTGGGAAAGTGCGGATTGTGGCAATCACAGATTATTGGACGCAGCTTCTTATGAAGCCCGTCCATAATCTGATTTTTGACGTACTCCGTACGATCCCTCAAGACGGAACATTTGACCAGGAAGCCTGTGTTACCCGCCTCCGAGAATCTATTCTTCGGAGGTTGGGTGAGCATGGCAATGAGTTTGCCGTTTACTCATATGACTTGTCTGCTGCGACTGATAGGATACCAGTGCACCTGTACCAGGAGTTACTCTCTCATATCATTGGATTTGAGGAGGCAACTCTCTGGAAGCATCTCCTTACCGCCCGTAAGTGGTGGGACAGAGATTCTGTATGGAGTGTGGAAGAGGGACTCCGTCCGGATGGACCCTGGTTATCCCGAATGTATGCGGTAGGCCAGCCTATGGGGGCTTATTCTTCTTGGGCATTACTTGCGTTAGCACACCATGCTATCGTTCAGTACTGTTCAGGCTTAATAGGTCGTACTTCTTGGTTTGAGGATTATGGTATCGTCGGGGATGATATCGTAATCTTTGACCAGGAAGT